CAAGAATTGAGCATGCTGTAGCTAAGGAGTTAGGAAAGGTAGTGTTTTACGAGTAATTAACAAATGACAATGTAAAATGTAAGCGTGTTTTGCAAGTGTATTTTACACCTACAAACACGCTTAATTTCAATTAGTTACATTAAAAAATTTGCTTGTAATTGAAATATATTTTGTATCTTTGCACTATGAATAATTAACAAATCATCATGCAGAAAGAGAGTATCCTTCAAACAGCGTGTGTCAAGTGGTTCAGATTGCAATATCCTGACCTCATTATATACGCTGTACCTAATGGAGGTAGTCGCAATGTAAGAGAGGCGCAACGATTGAAAGCAGAAGGAGTACTGGCAGGGGTAGCTGATTTGGTGGTGCTACTCCCACAAGGTAAGAGCTTGTATATTGAGATGAAAGTTAAAGGCAATCGGCAAACAGAAAATCAAAAAGTATTCCAATATAAAGCAATCGCATTGGGACATCCTTACACTGTATGCTATTCCTTTGAAGAGTTCAAGGCAGCTGTAGAAAGCGTAATTGAGAAAATACAATAATCTAAAAAAATTATATACAATAATCATTGTTAAATTATATAGTTATGAAAAAAACTAAATCAAGTACAGAAACCAAAAAGACACGAGGGAGACCCTCAAAGCTCCTTACTTGGATAGAAGCATTTCAGAAAGTCGTCAATGAGGATATTAATGCTATTATCCTTACCGATGATGAACTTAGAATGCTGACTAACGATTTGGTTGAAGAAAAACAACAAATAACAGATCGTACATTTGAAAGTTGGAAAGCAGGAGATTTGAAAGATAGAATTTATTTTGATTTTCTTCGCCTTTATAAAAAAGCACTCATCATTCAAAAAAAGAACTTGTTTAAAAAGCTCCAAAGTGATGATGATAAATGGCAGAAGTATGCTTGGATAATAGAACGCAAGTTTGACGATTGGAACTTGAGAAGTAAGCAGGAGGTAACGGGTAAGGATGGGAAGGACTTACAGCCTTTCCAAGTAACAGGAATAATAATCAAATAATCACCTATGCGTAATGTAGTACTTGAGTTTAATAGCAATGGGAATGACAAACAAAAAGAATGTGGCAAAGCATGGGCTAATGATGATATTGATGAGGTGTTATATGGAGGAGCCAAAGGAGGTGGAAAGTCTTTTATTGGTTGCTCATTAATATTTGCCGATGCTTTTATGTACCCAAACACACAGTACTTTATTGCTCGTAAGCAGTTGAATGACTTGAGACGATTTACCATACCAAGCATTTACGAGGTACTTAATGGGTGGGGGATACCACAAAAATCATACAAGTATAATGGGCAGGATAATTATTTTGAATTACATAATGACTCACGAGTATTGTTGTTAGATTGTAGGTACTTACCAAGCGACCCACAATACCAGCGATTTGGTTCAATGCAATTTACACGAGGTTGGATAGAAGAAGGAGGAGAGTTTGATTATGATAGTTATTCGAACCTCAAAATATCAATAGGGCGTTGGAAGAACAAGGAGTACAACCTGAAAGGGAAACTACTCATAACGGCTAACCCTTCTAAAAATTTCCTATATAAGGAGTTTTACCAACCTTACAAAGCGGGTACATTGGAGCGGTGGAAAGCATTCATACAAGCATTGCCGTATGATAATAAGATGTTACCCAAGGAGTATATTGAGAGCTTGGAGCGTACCTTGAAGGGTGCAGAGAAACAGCGATTATTACACGGACTATGGGAGTATGATGATGATCCGACGGCTCTTTGTGATTATGATAAGATACTGGCTATATTTGAGAATGACCAAATCCCTACAGACAAGGAAACATACCTGACAGCGGATATTGCACGCTTTGGCTCTGACTTGTGTGTGATAGGTGTGTGGAGAGGCTGGGAGCTGATAGAGATACACTCATTGGATATATCAGCAATGACAGAGGTACAAGGGCTTATACACACCCTTAGAATGAAACACAGCATCCCCAAAGGGAATTGTATCGCAGATGAGGATGGTGTGGGTGGTGGTGTAGTTGATAATACAGGTATCATTGGCTTTAAAAACAATGGATCCCCGATTGAGGAGAATGGACAAACTACCAATTATAAAAATTTGCAAACACAATGTCTGTATAAGTTAGCTGAACGTATCAATAACAATGGTATCTACATTAGTGCGGAATTATCTGAGAGAACAAAAGAACGTATCGTGGAGGAGTTGGAGCAAATCAAAAGTGATAACAAGGACGGGCAGCGGCTATCTGTGATTAACAAAGACACGGTGAAGCAGCACATAGGACGAAGCCCTGACTATAGGGACATGCTGATGATGAGAGAATATTTTGACCTGAAACCAAAAAGAACATTCAAACCAATATTCAGATGACATTATTACAATATTTACTCTTGCCCACGGATAGGCAAAGGGAAGTCTCTCTTATCTTAGAGGTGATGAAGCCTTTGCCTTTCTTTTATCGTGGCTTATGGTGGTGGAAGAAAAGGCATGGAGTGGAACGATTGACAGACCTCACATGGGGAGAGGTGCGAGCGGTGATTGACTTGTTAGGTAGTGGGGAGCTTCCTCAAGTGATAGAGGCTTTCAGATTAGTATATAAGATAAAGCACCCAGCGAGAATGAACGTGTATCGTTTTTATGCTTGTATCAAACACCTAACGAATGAAGTTCAACGAGTGCTTGAAAGGGAACAACGAGCACTACAGGGAGAACCGAGCCCTTATGAAGCACAACTACAACAGGCAGGGGCGGATCAGTTGCTACCTTTCAAGGATTTGGCCATCATAGACACATTGGCACAAGGGGATATATTGAGGTATGAGCAGGTAGAGGCGTTGCCTTATGAGGTGGTATTTTACACCCTTTATTATAGAACAGTAAGGCAGAATATAGATAACAGATTTCAACAAATAATGACAAAGAAATGATACGATTGATAATAGATGGCAAAGAAGCCGATTTGCTCAATAATGATTTTACTTGGAATATGCAGTGTGCTGATTTCTTTTCTTTTGACACACGGCAATTCTCCTGCTCGGATGTGATGTACCTTCCTATGAGTGGAACCAATAATGATATATTCGAGTTGGCCAGTATGGTAGGGAGTGTGAGTAATAGACCGCAACGGGCATTTGATGTAGAATTACTCATTGATGGCATTCCGATAGTAAGGCATGCTAAGGGCTACCTTATGGGAGTGCAGAATGATACCTATAAATTTGCCTTTCATGAAAGCACAAAGGATATATACCACTGGTTGAACCTCTATAAGTTATCCGATGTAATAGGAGATAAGTTGAACCACAATAAGACAAAGGAGGAGATAGAGAGTAGAAGTAGAGAATATGCAGTGAAAGCTATAGGCGGCAAACCTCAAGAATTTGGGAAGGGGCTACTATATGCTGTAGCGGAGTATGGGGGGCAAACTTTTACAGATGAACATGTATTGGATAAAAAACCAATAGGACACACTTACAACTTTTATTATGCTCCTCCTGCGATACATGTACGTTGGATAATAGAGGAGGTGCAGCGGATGTCAGGGCATACGTTTGAGGGGAGTTTTTTTGATACAGAGATGTTTAATACCTTATTTATATCGACGTCTCAAGTGATTGAAGACAAGGCACCGGAGGGGTCTTTAATAGGAGTTAATCAGGAAGGAATGGTAGAAGGAGAAACATTAAAAAAACTAAATAAGAGACTTGGAGAGTCTTATTTAACGCTAAATTCTCCATATAAGCCTAATCGTTTTTATATCAAAAGAGATAAGACTTATATCTATCAAATTCCATCAGACAAAAGGGGAACATGGGACTTGGTAATATCAGGCAGAATGCAGGGTACAACCGATAAGGGTTATAATAAAGCAGGGACACAACCTTATATTGAAGTATATGTAAATGATGAAAGCCGCCCTATATGTACATCTTTATTTGGAGTTGGAGAGTTTATTAAAAGGTGGGAATATACAAGGAATGGTTGGAGTTTCTCCATAAATATAAAAGATAAATTTATGGCTAATGATAAAATTTTTATAAGGCTATCAGCGACGGCAAGGCATGAAGATGCAGAGTTATCGAATAATCATAAAATAGTTGTGTATGATATAGATTTCAAAATAGAACAAACATCGTGGCAAACGCTCAATCTCTTAGTATCGGAACTCTCAATGTTAGACCTTTTCAAGGAATTGCTGATAATGTTTGGCCTTACATCAATAAAGTTAAGCATTGATGATGAAGTACAGCATTTTTATACAATAGATGAGAGGTTAAACGAGGCTCCAGCATTGGACTGGACGGATAAGTTTGTCAGAGTTACTAACTTAGAATTTCACGCTCCGACATCTTCCTATGCAAGGCACAATCATTTCAAATACAAGAAGTATGATGAGCAGGACGGCAACCAGTTGAAAGCGGATGGTGTGCTGGTTATTGATGATGAGTTACTAACATTCAAGAAGGAGAGGGAGGGAAAATTCTTTGCAGGAGTAGATTATGAACGTAGTAGGAAAGTGCAATTTGACAATGATATTTTATATGATTTTTACTTTTGGGAAAAGGACTTGAAAGAGAAAGATAGTGGAGGGCAAAAGGTTACAGAGATAACATATAAGGCAAAGAATAACCGTTTCCATATATTCAATGTAATCTATAATGATAGCTTGTTTTTTCAGAGCAAGGGCGTTATAAAAGGAGGTGATTTTAATTCTAATGAATTTGATTTTTTACCTTGTAAGGCATATTTCGGAGACCTACAATGGGGGAAACTCCTTGAGAATTATTACAGTGGTTTTAATGAAATACTCAATCGCATGCGGGTATATACGTGTGAGATGAACCTGAATGCTTTGGATATATATGAGTTTAATTTTTTCAAGCGCATCTATCTAATGCAATTGGGAGGGTATTTTTTACCGAACAAAATTACCTTTAAGACAAACACACTGGCAGTAGTAGAATTGATTAAGATAGAACCAATATAGTAGATGTATGGCAACAACAATCGCACAATTAGACATAGATATAGATGAGGTTACTAAGAAGGCAGGAGAGACTCGCAAGCGGCTGATGGAGATAGCCGAGGAGATGAAGAACCTTAAGAAGAATTTTGCAGAGGGGAATGTATCGGTAGATGAATACACTCAGCAACTATCCAAACTAACGGCCACACAGAGGGAGGCACAGAAGGATTTACGGTCTTATGAAGGGATTATGCAGGCACAGATAGCGACGAATGATGAGGCTATGCAGGCCAACAATGTACTGACAGGGTCAATTCGTGAGTTGTCTGCGGCATTGTCACAGAATAAAAAAATATATTCTGAATTATCAGCAGTGCAGCGGGAGAGTGCAGAGGGGAAGGCATTATTAGCCACTATACAGCAGCAGGATAAGGCCTATAAGGACTTACAGAAGAGCATCGGGAATAACCAGGTAGAGGTTGGTAACTACAAGCAGGCGATATTGGATGCCTTGGGGGATAACCAACTATTTGGGCAGTCCTTGAATGGTATTATTGGCAACCTTGAAGCACTCAAGGATCGGTTCTCAGGCATGGCTACTATCCTGATGAACTACATTAATACAGGGAATATCAAGCGGCAGACAGATGAGGCAGCGGCAGTAGCGACGGAGGCTGTGGGTACGGCTATGGAGAGTACTTCGG